GTACAAGTTACAAGGTAACAAGGTTACAAGTAGCAGAATACTTACCTTTTTTTGTAACTTCTTGTAACTTACAACTATTTACAAGTTACAATATATTTATATTTTACGAAAAAAACTCGCATTTCTAGGAAATATTTAGTAATATAAAATTAATTTGAAGAAAACATCTATTGTAAAGGTGCATTATGGAAGAAGAAAATAAAGATATATTCATACCTGAACCATTGTCAGAAGCGTTGTTTCACCCAAAGATAACACAAAAACAAAGAAAGTTTATTCTTTTACTTGTTCATTCAGAGGGTTTGAAGTCTGCATCGCAGTGTGCAATAGAAGCTGGATATAGCAAAAAGAGTGCTACTGAGCTGGCATCCAGGTTGCAGAACCCTGAGTTGTACCCTGTCGTTGCAAAAGCTATTGATTCAGAGATTAGAGCAAATGTTGATAGGTATCGGTGCACACAAGAAAGATCGTTATCTACATTAGCAAGAATCAGAGATCAGGCGTCTGCTTCAGGTAATTGGAACGCTGCTGTAGCTGCGGAGACCAGGAGAGGACAGATAGCTGGGTTGTATGTTGATAAGAAAGAAATTCTTACAGGTACAATCGACTCGATGTCGAGAGAAGAGGTAGAGAAGAAGCTACAGGACTTGAAGGAACAGTACAGTATTGAAACTACGTTTGAAGAAGTTAAAGAATTAGAAAATAAAGCTTGACTATAAAATAGAATGGGACTATATAGGTTTTAGAGCTAGTGAACTGGTAGGTTACATAAGTAACTAAGACATGCTTATGACTAACTCTCTAGTAGCCGAGCTAGTTCCCTTCGGCAAATAAAAGGAGAAAGTATGTTAGCTATAATTAGACCAGACTTGTATGAGTATCATACATTACCTATGACCGACGAATTGTTCTGGCGTAGGATAGAGAACTTGAGGCGTGCAGCGTTGACTGCTGAGAGCTTTGAGTTTAGGTTGTTGTATTATAATCAAATGATGGAACTGATGAAGAGGTGTCCATGAAGCATAAGTTTACTTACAGAGATACTTTTCAAGTACCTAAAGTTAATCTTTGTTGGAACTTCTCGCCTTCTTGGTGGGAAGGATTAGCTGTAATAGTTTTCTACTTTGGTCAGAAGATTGTATTCTGGGGATTGGCTATTTATCTTTTTATTGTTATCTTCAAGTGAAACCAGAGAGTAAATTTTGGAACTCCATTAAACAGAATATGTCTGATGTTCATTGGACTCGTATCGAAAGTTGGGCACTGCCTGGTGTGCCAGACTGCTATGGTTGTAAAGATGGTGTAATGTTCTGGTTGGAACTTAAAACGTCAACAAAAGTCAACAAAGCAAAGTTGAGCCCCTTTCAAAAATCGTGGCATTTTAGCCATGCAAGACAAGGCGGAAGAAGTTTTATTATGCATCAGATCCTCGGAGAGAGGCTGATCTGTATCTTTTCGTCCTCCATTGTCCCCTCCATTGGCGCATTGTCCCCCAAACACGCTAGTAAATGCTGGGCCCTGCCAGCGTCCCCCGCAGCGTGGGCTGAGATGCAGGACTACATTCTCCATTCCCCATTGCAGAAACCCGCCCTTCCCGAAGCATAGTACCAGGACTGGCGCATGCAGCAGGAACCAGGATGCCGAGCTGGTCGTACGCATTTCCATTGCCCATCGGCAGAAACCCTGTTACCATAGTCATCTTCAGGTGCTGCACCTGCAGCCAGGAACCTGAGCTGGTAGCCGTCTGCATTTCCATTGCATTGCCTGTCCACGACCCTTGGCACTATAGTAGTTACAGGACTGGCGTCACCCGCGTGGCAGGAAGATCTCGTGGATAAATTATGATTCTGCTCTTGACTATCTAATAAGATGGGACTATATAAGTACCTGTGGCTACCGAATCCGTTTAGAAGTTTTGCAAACGGCCACATTATAGAAAGGAACAAGATGGAGACTGTAACAGTAATAAAGAAAGAACCCACCTGCGCTGAGCTGGTAGAAGAACAGTGGCGGGAGAGGCAGGAAGACCTGAAAGACCCTGAGTATGAGGCGCTCGGATTTGACTACGTAGCGCCGCATACGTGGGACAACCAACCAGAGGGCTACTGGCGTTGGCAGTTCAGCTGGGGCGGGCCCAGCGACGAGCTGCGCGGCTACGTTAACGAACACCGCGAACTACATCGCTTGGAATACTGGTACCTAGACTGGGGCGACGGCGCACATGTGCTGGTGGACCAGGACGCTGAAGCCTGGACTCAGATGCAGGAGATGATTGATTGATGCTACATTTTCTCTTCGCTACATTGGTCGTCTACATCGTCTTCCTGGCGCTGCTCCCGCAGCAGGTAGCTGCGCTAACGCTTCTGCTGGGAACCAGTCTGGTAACTCTGGTGGGAAAGATAGACTGGACAACGATCCCATACCAACCATGACGCTGCATCTCCATTCCATCGCGGCAGCGGATCCTGGTACTATAGTAGTAGTACAGAAGCTGCAGGTACGGGAGTTGAAGTTCGTGTGGAAAAAAATAAAAAAAGATTTGACAAGTAGAATAACATGGGATATAAAGGGAGTATTAACTAGAAAGACGAAAGGATAATAAAATGTCAAAAGCTGTTAATATAATAGAAGTACTAGAGAAGGCACAACAAAGCCCCGCTAGTGTAAGTAAAAGAAATAAACAAGCTATCGTTGACGCTTATGGTCGAGCGTTAACAATGCAGAAAGTTCTAGCAGACTTTATTAAAGTCAATAGACAACTGATGATAGATTTGTCTATGAGCGAAAATGCAAACCTATTGCATGGAAGGGATTACTCACTTCATGTTTCACAAAAACTCGGTGCTAAGATTGACACGCAGTTGGTCAAGGAGAAACTCGGCGAGATTGCGTATCATCAATGCAAAGTGCCAACGCAGTATAAACAGATACAGGCTATGCCTTTATCGGAAACAACAGTTTCAAGAAACAAAAAAGCTACGATAGACGAAGTAGCAGACTTCAGAATTTCCGCATAGTTCCAATTATGCCTACGCGGAAAACTAATTGTCAACTTTAGTTCAGTCGACAATACAGGGGCGATACCTACTCGCCCCTTCTACATTTCCATTGCATTGCAGTTCTGGTCGCCTTACCTAGTAATAGTAACAGAAGTACAGCACGGGGGGTGGGAGTTGGTCGGTTGTCAAGTCAAAAGTTATCCACAAGAAAAAAATAAAGTTGTTGAGTATAGAATAAAATGGGAGTAAGAAGATAAGTAGAAAGGAGAAATCAAAATGCCAGATAATGATTTAGACAGACGTTTAGCAGTAGTAGAGCAGACTTTTGGTTTAAGACCAAGAGATAATAGTTCAGTTACTACTCCTAACCCTAATGATGTTAGAGCAACTCATGTTGACAACATTAATTGGAAAGCTTTGTACAAAGTTTTAGAAAGTGAAGTCGAAACGATTGTTCTTGATCCTCATGCACCTCAGTACGTTAAAGATTGGGGAACTAAGATCATGCAACGATTGGCACAGTATATAACAAGATGAAGATAGTATTACCTTTAATATTAATTTGTATTGCTATGCAGATCTTGATTATATTTACCGACTTACCACACTAACAGTTTCCTCGAGGACTGGCAAAAGGCAGGGTACTCCCTGCCTTTTTTTATGTCTTATCACCAGCAAACCAGGATGCAGCTACCATCTCTTCCAGGCTGCACCAGCTTCTCCAGGATGCTGCAGCCCTGACTCACCTGACACCTCACACAACATCTAGGTACTTACAACCAACCTCAAACTAGATCTAGTAATCTTCGCACCCCCGACACCCCTTTTCGCCCGTCAGTCGTGGGGTTTATCCTAGTGCTTGAGTTTTACACAAACACAAACTATGATATAACTTTTTTATGAAAAAATCTGAAATCCCAACAGAAGTCCTAAAATACGAATTAAGGAAAATGCAAATCAAAATGGCGGAGGAGTCCCGTTCCACCTTTCTTACTTTTGTAAAAAAAGTTTGGCCAGAATTTATTGCAGGTTCACATCATAAAATTATTGCAAAAAAATTTGAAGACATTTCACGTGGAAAGATAAAACGATTAATTGTCAATATGCCACCTAGACATACAAAGTCAGAGTTTGCTTCACATTTGTTTCCTGCATGGATGCTTGGACAAAAACCAAAATTAAAGATAATACAAACTACACACACGGCAGAATTGTCGTATAACTTTGGTAGGAAAGTGAGGAACCTATTTGATCAACAAGATTTCAAAGATGTATTCCCGACTGTCAGCTTATCTCAAGACTCAAAGGCTGCGGGGCGTTTTACAACTAACGATGGTGGAGAGTATTTTGCTGCTGGTGTGGGCGGTGCTATTACTGGTCGTGGTGCCGATCTTCTTATTATTGATGATCCTCATTCAGAGCAAGACGCTCTCTCACAAACAGCCATGGACAACGCCTATGAATGGTACACCTCTGGACCTAGACAACGTTTACAACCTGGCGGTGCTATTGTTGTAGTTATGACTCGTTGGTCTACAAAAGACCTAACAGGTAAGTTAATAAATGCACAAACGAATGAAAATTCTGATCAATGGGAAATTGTAGAGTTTCCTGCGGTTTTGAATGACGAACCCCTATGGCCACAATTTTGGAAACTAGATGAATTAAAGGGTGTCAAAGCATCTTTGTCAGAACAAAAATGGCAGGCACAATGGCAACAAGCTCCTACATCTGAAGAAGGTTCAATCATTAAAAGAGATTGGTGGCAAGTATGGCCAAAAGAACAAATACCACAATTAGCTCATGTCATACAAAGTTATGATACAGCTTTCAGTAAAAAAGAAACAGCAGACTTTAGTGCAATAACAACGTGGGGTGTATTTAAACCCGTGGAACACGGACCATTTCACATTATCCTTCTTGCGATGCGCAAGGGACGTTGGGATTTTCCTGAGCTTAAACAAATAGCTTTGGACGAATATAAATACTGGGAACCCGAAACAATCTTGATAGAAGCGAAAGCATCTGGTATGCCCTTAACACAGGAGCTACGTCAGCTAGGAATTCCTGTAGTAACTTATACGCCCAGTAAGGGCAATGATAAGCATGTACGTGTCAACTCCGTGGCTCCTATTTTTGAAGCGGGACAGGTATGGTGTACCGAGGACCGTTGGGCAGAAGAAGTGATTGAAGAATGCGCGGCTTTCCCTTATGGTGATCATGACGATTTAGTCGACTCAACAACACAAGCGTTGTTGCGTTTCCGTCAAGGAAACTTCATACAATTAGATTCAGACTACAGAGACGAACCACGTCTCGTTGTCGGCATGCAGGAGTATTATTAATGGTTGCAAAAGCATCAAAAGGAATAATTGATTATTTTATAGGTCCACCAAAACCTAAACCTGATGTTCCAGGAGTTATAACTGGAGCTCAGTTAGTAGAAAATCTTGGTACTTCTGATGATAATGTAATTTTAAATACTCTTTCAAATAAATTTTTACGAGACATTGAATTAAAAGAAGCCGCAAAAAATAAAGTAAAACCTGAAACTAATTTTACTTTAGATGAAGTTCCTAATAGTTCTAAAGTTATTGATCCTAATACAGGGGAAGTAAAAATATTAGTTGGTAACAAAGCTTATCCTATTGATCAAGTTGCAATGAATAAGTATGCAACTGGAAAATACTTTACGTTAAAAGAAAGCCCTTATTTGAGTGCAGGAGATCTTACAAACTTAGGTGTAAAATTTTCTAATAATCAAGACGTTAAAAATATAATGGATGATTATATAGCAGGTATTATTAGCAAAGGAAAAGCTGGACAAGAATTAAGCAAAATAGAAGGTATACCTAATTTTATAAACAACAAAGGCGATTTATTAAGACCAAAGACAAAATTTGATCCTTTTGTAGACGGGTATATTTCAACGATGAAAGAAACACCAGAGGTTGTTTCTTTTCATAAATTTATAAATAAGGATTCAAGCAATAGAGGGATAGCTTTTGATAAAGTAAATCAAACTTTGAAGACAGTAAAACTTTTAGAAAATGAAGCTTTTAATAAAATAAAATTTCCTGATGGAACAACAATGAAAGATCAACCTGTTGGTACAAGAATGTATAATGCTTATATATTAGGAGGAGGGTCAACGACTAATCCTAATGAATATTCTAAATTTATTAAAAAATATGTAAAACCTTATTACTCTTTTAAAAATCCTGATGCAGAAATTATACCAGATTTTAAAAAAAACTGGAGATCAGCAACCACGGAGAGTGGATTAAAATATGATATTAGAAAAGGCGAAAGAAGTTATCAAATTCCTGATGAATACAAACCTTATTTTAATCAAGTAAAAGAACAAATATATTCTTTTATTCCTGAAGGACAACGTGCACCCGTTGGCTCAACTTTTCAAAATCAATTAGCAAGAATGATAGGATATGCTAAAGAACAAGGAACTGATCCAAATGAAATTATTAAAGTTATTCAAGGAATAGATGCAAAAGGTTTTGCTGATATATTTGCACGAAAAAGGTCTTTAGAAGATAATATAAAATTTCTTCGTGAGCAAGCGATGAGTAGTTCTTTAAAAAGAACAAACCCTGAATTATTTGTAGATAAAACTAGAAAAGAAGGAGACTTCGATATTGGCTTAATTGAGTTATCTCATATTGAAGATGTTGCACAAAACTGGAGAGCTGCTTTTGATATAAATAATATTTTTTTAGCACCAGGTAAATTTAACAGAGATCAATTGTTAATTGATAGATCTATTAAAAAACAATTAAATGCTTTTTCTAAAGCAAAAACAATTAGTGAGAAAAAAGCTGTTATCAAAGAATTAAGAAAAATAGAGCAGCAGCTTATAGATAAAAATCTTATATCTAAATTTGGAGATAGATATTTTGGAGTAAATAAGGATTCTGCAATAGAGGCTAATTTATTAAAGAATGTAGAAGAAGCTGTAGACTTTACTAGATATTTAGCAGATGGGGGTTTAGTTTCTTTTGAAGAAGTGCTAGAATATGATAATGGCTGAAGAAGATAATATTTTTGAATCCGAAGGACTAGATCTTGCAAGAGAACGTGAACAATATGTTATTGATACTCTTAGTAAAATAATTCCTGATGCTGCTAGTTGGGCCACAGAAGAACTTATATTTCCTTTACTTACTCCAACAATGTTGTTTTCATACGCAATGGATCTTGTAAATGAAAAAACTCCAACTTCTAGAACAATAAATAATTTTGTTGATGCTTTAGGAAAAGAACAATACGCAGCAGGCACAGGACCGATAGAGGCGGGAGTATATGATGCTACTTCTTTGTTAACAGGTACTCTTGGTGGAGGTATTGTATATGAAGCTGCTCTTGATAAAATAAAAGCATCACAACCTAAAGTATATGAAAAACTAACAAGAGCGTTTCCTTATTGGGTGGACCATGTTCATAATAACGCTCCAGGAATAATAAAAAATGCTAAAGGAGTAACTGTAGGAGATAAAGCTATAAACTTAGCTAAAGGATTTGGTAGGCAAATTAAACACATGATGCCATATAATATTCCAAATCCCACTCGTTTTAGAATAGGTGCTAATCTTGCAAAAATAGGCGTTGCAGGAACTGGTGCTGGATTTATATCTAATCTTTTATCAAGTAAACCCACTGGTGGAGAAGGAGAGCTGTCAGATCAACCTTTTACTCGTCTTACAAATTATATAGCTGATAGTTTTACTAATAATTCAGGTTTTAAAATAGAACCTAATGAACTGGTTGTTGATATGGAAAATTATAGAGTAAGTTTAGGACCAGAAGCTGCGGCAAGATTTGAGGATCAGTTTCCAGGTGTAAATAAACCTGTGGTAGATAAGTATCAAACTATAGAAATAATGGATAGGATAGGAGCACTTCCAATAAATGTTTATGAAGAACCAGAAAAAATAATTCAAGGAATGCAAGATGAAGCTGAAGAGAGAAATAAAGAAAAAGAACGTATTGAAAATTTACCACAAGATTTAAAAAATCGAGAAGTATTAAAGGACCTAGCAGAATTTTTTGTTAATACTAAACCTGTAAAAGATGCTAAATCTGTAAAAAATTATGTAGCGGGCATACCTAGTGATATTGCTGAATCAAGAGTTGGACAATCAATTGCAAGTGCTTACCGATATGCTAAAGGAATAAAAGAAGAGCCTTATGATATGATTACAATGACTCCTGAATATATAGCAGAGGATGCAAAAGACAAAGCAGAGAACGAACAATACATGGCAGAAAGAATGAATCAAACTTTACAGCCAGCACCTTTTATTGATAAAATGGCCATGGGAGGTGAGCCAGGACTGGATACCAATATATTTGACATACTACAAGCAAATGACCTCGATCAAGAATTTAAAAGTAATGATGTTTTTGAAGAAGCAAGAAAAAAAGGTTACGAAGAAACAGAAGTGGCTATGGGTGGTTCGTTGTTTGGTAAAGCTCCTATTTGGGCCGTGGGCGACGTACCAAAACCAAAGATAGGCACACAGGATTTAACCAAAGGAGAAAAAACACTTCTTGATAATTTATCAAAGAAAATTTTAGATGATACCGATGAATCAATTATAGACTCACCAGAGATAAATGAATCAATGTTTTACTCGGGCCTCGAAGCACGGCTCATGGACCCCAACACACCAAAGACATTTAACAGTGTAGAAGACTTTTATAAATTTTTACAGAACAAACAAATTTCTAAAAAAGAAATAGAGGATAATATCCTCGAGAACTATCTAGCTATTGCTACAAAAAATAAAACACCATTAGTAAAAGAAGACATGTTGAACATTGTGCGTCAAGCACCTATGCGTAAAGTAGAATCTATTATTTATGGAAATGCAAATTATGGTGGTGAGAAGAATGCTATTTACACCAGTTATAAAGAGAGTGGTGAGATACCAGGAAGCTATAGAGAATCTGTATTATATGTTGATCCAAAACATATACCACAAGATCCTGATAGTTTACCTCGATCATCACATGATTTTACTGAGAGGTACGTGATCGGTTGGTCGCGGAAAACGGACCGTAATGCAACATTACCTGTAGAGAAAACAAAACAAGGAATCGCAGCTACTGTTGA